TTTTGTATCCTTTATGTATTTTCTTATAGTCCAATCACTTCTATCTAGTTCATTTGAGATATCAAGTATTGAATAACCTTTGTTATATAATCTTTTTATCTTTCTCTTTTCTATATCTGATAGTCTTGGTGCCATTTGATTATCCCCCTTTCGCCTAGAAGATTTAACTTCTAGGCTATTTATTTGTAAGTATCTTATATAACTCCACGTAATCTATAATTATTTTCAAGTCCTCTAGGAAACTCTATAACGTTGCCTTGACACATCTCGATTAATCTACTGCCAATAGCTTCATCCCAGTTTAGAATCTCTTTTACACTCTTTTCTGTACTGATTATCATCGGCATACTCTTTAGATATCTAGTATTGATTATTTTATATACATGCTTTCTATCAGCTATTGTAGGCTCGCCTTTTAGAAAATCGTCTAAAAACAATACTGGTGGATTTATGTACTTTTCTAAGCTTCTTATATATTCATCTTCATCCATTGATGTTTTGTTTTAAATCTGTTAGCATTGATATATATTCTCTGTAGACACATCCTGTGTTGTTTTCTATTAGTCTTAACATAGTTGCCACACCAATATGGGTTTTACCTGAGCCTGGCTGACCACTAAGCATTAAGCTTGCTTTTGTTTCTTTAAAATTTTACTATAGTCCATAGCCTTTGCCTTCGCTTCTAATTGCCATTCGTTGTTAACTATAAATGTTTTAAACGTTCTTTGCTTGAAAGCTTCTGTAAGTCCACTACGCTCCATTTTTTCGATACTTTGTTTCTTTTCTAGACACTCACAAGGTCTAGCTACTTCATATCCATCTTTTATCTCGAATGTATATCCTCTATCTTCACATTTAGGACAATCATATTTTATTTGTTCTGGACTATGTTTTTCTAAAGTAGCTTTTATTCTGTTTAGTAAAGCAGCATCCATTTTATTCATCTCCTTCTAGTTCTCTTTCTAGTTCTAGCATTCTTTTATATCGTTCTGAATTTGGATCTATTGCATCATTACCATTTGATACTTTAAATTTTTCTTCTAATCTGTCTAAAAAGTCCATATTTTGTTTTTCTGCTGATTCTTGTTGTCTAGGTTTGTCTTTAGCTTTTGTTTGCAATTCGTATGCCTTTAATTGGTCATATGTTGTTATGTTATTGTCTAACCATCTTTTAATTACACCTTTTAGGTAGCCTAGATTTAAGTTACCTCTTTCAGTACATATTTCTATTCCCCTTTTAAAAAGTGGATAATCAATAGTAGTTGTCATTTCTATAAGCCATTCTCCTGCAAGTTGATTTATTACTCCTATATTAGATTCATATAATTTAGAGAAATTTGATAAAGTTTGCTCGTCAGTCTGTGCTTTTTCTTTTTCTTTTCTTTTCTTTTCTTTTCTTTTCTTTTCTTTTCTTTTTCCCCCAAGTCTATAGATAGACTATCTAAGTCTTTATCTAGACTATCATTACTATTTTTATAGTCTATAGATACTGTATCAATAGGGTATCCATACTCTATACATACTCTATATAAATAATTTTTTATTAGTCTTTATCTTTTTATCTTTTCAATTTCTTTTAAATGCAATTTTTCATCTTTAGGTAGATTTAGTAAAAGTTATGTTTATGCCATGTTTTTTATAAGTATTTCTTTTGTTTCTTCGTTGTAACTTGTTTTTCCGTAATCTTCAAATCTTTTTAGCAATTTCTGTACTGTTTCTCTGTTATATCCTGTTTGCATTTCTACAACCTTATAAGGTAATTCATAGCATCCACATTGTGTTGTTCTAGAGTTGCTTAGAAGATATAAATAGAAATACTTTTCTTCTGGAGTTAAATCTAATACAAATCCATCTTCCCAAAAGTCTACTTGTATTGCTCTGTATTTTGCCATTAATATTCACCTTCTTTGTCTACAACAATAACTATTGCTGGACCTTCTACCTCTAAAACCATACCTACATCACTTCTTAATCTATCTATTTCAACGCCTTCTCTAGTTGACAATTCATTTACTAATTCATCTATAGTAAAACTTTTAAGTATGTTATTATCCATTCTTATTCACCTTCTTTCCTTTTCTAGGAAGGGGATTACTCCCCAACCTATCTACATATCCATTACTTGCTGTCCTTCTATTTGTCCATTATCCTCTTCTAAAAACTTCCAAGTAAGTTTTTCACCTGTTACTAGATGTTTACCAGCTGTTTTTCTTTTTCCTTTACAACATCTGCCTATATCAGAAGCATCCGTTTTAGTAGCCTTTGATGCTTTTGATAATGTTTCGAATACTTCTCCAGTAGTGATACAGATTACTCTCTTTCCAGGCTTATTAATACTTTTTTCTTTAAGTCGTTCTTTTCTAGTGCCATAATTCGCATTGTATTTTGAGGTACACCATTCAAGATTTTCTACTACATTATTAACCTTGTTTTCGTCTTTATGATTAACCTCTGGATAATTATTAGAATTAGGTATAAAAGTTTGTGCTACCAATCTATGTATCAAGCAGTTTTTTAACTTGCTATCTTTACATAAAGTAACTTGTTGATATCCATGACCTGTTATACCTGGTTTTAGTATTTTTTCTGTTGAATAATAAGCTCCTTTAGTTGGTGTTATTCTCTTTCTAGGTAGAGATTTAACTCTGCCTAAGTTACTAACTTGATACAATCCTTCATAGTTCTTAATATCTTTCCATATTTCTTTCATTTGCTCACCTCTATGCTGTTTTTTCTGCTGCTTTTTCATATCCGTTGCAAACTAAATCATATTCTGGTTTAGTCAAGTCTTTTACTTCTTTACTAAACTTTTTAAATACTTGTTGCTTAACTAGATCTTTATCTACTCCAGCTTTGTTAGCTAGTGCATATAATCTAGCTAACTGCTTGTCCGATAATTTTTTAGAATTATAATTATTGCTATAACTTCTTTGTGCTTCGGTTGGTGGTTTAGAATCAGCATCATCTTCATCTGTTGGTATTCCTAAGAACTTCAATAGAAAGTATCTTTCGTTGTATGTTAGTGCTGTCCCCATAGCCTTGCTGATATCATCTGTTTGTTGTCCGATACAAACCCAAGGAACTACCAATTTATCTGTTGGTTCTTCGGCATTAATCCATGTGTATGTCATTTTTGCAGTAACTATAAAATCTAATTTTTCTTTTCCTTTTACTGTTACATATTCATGTTTTTCCCAATGAAATGTACTATAATCTATCTCTGGTACTAATAACACTCCTAGCTCGTCCATTTTATCTTTAACAGCTCTTAAAATTTGAGTTCCACTTACAAATATATAGTCATATCCTTTAGTGTCTTTTGAAAAGCCTTTGATATTTTTTCTTATTTCTACTAGCTTTTGATGCAAGTTCATGTTATTCACCTTCCTTATTTCTTTCTAATTCTTCTATATTAAGTCGTAAAGCATATAATAAACTGCTTTCGTAACTATCATGTTTTCTATTTCCTATTTGTTTTAATGTGTCTTTATAGTGTTCTTTAAATATATCTAATGTCATAAACTTTCTATTTCTTAGAGCAAATTCAGCTCCTTCTATAAATCCTAGTCTTCCTTCTGGGTCAGTAGTATTTCTGTATAGTCTAACTAGGAATAATCTTTGTTCTAGTGTTTTTATATCTGAGTTTTTTACTCCCTCAGATTGTAATTTTAACTTCATATTATCCCCCTCTTATGGTATAATTTAAGTATCTTATATTACATATAGTGTTTGATTTATAGCTATCTAGATTTGGTACCTCTAGATAGCTTATTTTGTTATGCGATAAAATCTAGGTATGCATGATCTAAGATGTCGTATAATTTTTCTGATTGTCGTTTATAAGTTTTGTATGCCTTGTTGATAATAGCTTCTTTTTCTTCTGTCGATATGTCAGTTCTTCCTGAGTTGTCTAAGAATATTTTGTAGTATGCTAAGTAGTTTTTCTTGTCTTGAGCTTCAACAAGCTCTTTTACATCCTTATAGATTTGTTCTTTACTCTTCATTTGTTATTCCCCCTTGTTTTGTTGTAGCCACATTAAAGTTATAAACTCCATTACTGTAAGATGTGGGTAAGCTTCATATATCTTTTGTAGTACTTCTGGTGTACATTTCATCTAACCACCTCCTTTATACAGCTTTCATATTTCTTCTTTTGCATTCCCCTAGTTGATAAAATATTTCTTCGTCTTTTCTGTCTTTAAATAACTTGTTGCATACGTTGTAGACCGCTTCTAAGTTCTCTCTAGAAGGTGTTAATGGACTTTTTACAGTTATCTTAACCCCTCCATTTTGATATATTTTTTCTTTCATATTGCACCCCCTAATAAAATATGTTGCCTAAAATTTGTCCTATTCGTGGATGCTTCTCCACCAAGCTCCAAATACGAAGCCTATGTTAAATATGATTACTACTGCTATGTATTTCGCTATCATGATGCCTCCTATCTGCTATAATCAACTACTGTGTTATTGCCTTGTTTTCTAAGTAGTGCAAACTTGTTTTGTAACACGTGAAACATTTTAATTTCTGCTTGGTATGGAGTTATGATGCTCCATTCTTCTCTAAAACCTCTAGCTCTTAATATGTCTGATACTGCTTCTACTTCTCTTTTGAAGAAATGTTCTGTTTTTATGTAAGTTGCCATGTTTAGTTACCTCCTATTACTCCCAACCTTTTTCTGTATTTTGTACATAGTATATAAATTCTTCTAAAAAAGTTTGTTCAAAATATTTTTCAAATTTTTTTGTAAACTCCCAAACAATTTTTTCTCTTTCGTCAGCAGGCTTTGTAAGTGCTAACCCTTTATTCGCAAATTCTGTTAAAAATTTTTCTGTTGGTTGTCTGTGGTAATTTCTTTCTAATCTTCCTATAACAACTCCGTTTACGATAAATGAGCCACGTCTTGGAAATTGTTTTTTTATGAAATATCCTTTGTAAACTAAGAAGTTAGTTATATTTATACTTTCTATTTTGAATCCTGCCATTTGACTAAGTTTATCTGCCAACTCTGTTAGGGTTATCCTTTTGCCTTCTCCGTCTATTTCTTTCGCTAATGTTTTGTTAAATTCTATTGCTAATTTTTGAGTTGTAACATTTATCAAATATTGTGCATTTTCATCTTGTTGTGAGTGTTTTAATTCTAGCCATGCTTTATCTTCTTGTGATAACTGGTTTATAACTTCTTCCATTTCAGAAAATCTTTTTACATATCTAGCAGTAAATAAAATTCCTTTTTCTCCAGTCATTTTATTAGCTAATATGTCACAGCCCATTTTTGTACATTCATAACATTTTCTAGTTTCACCCTTATCGTCCACATAATTACTAGGAACGAAATATTCAACCACCCCCATTTGGTGGTCGTTAAGTGTTTGTATAATTCCTTTTCTATCTTTACTACCTTCTAACATCCTTAATACTTCCCAATGTTGCTTTTGCATCATTTTTGCTACTTCATAGCTTGGTATTGTTTTTATAGTTTTTTCTGTTTCTTGTTCTACTTTTACTTTTGCCTTTTGTTGGTATTTTTCAACGTGGTAGCTATTTCTACAAGCTGCACTACAATATTTTTTATTTTCTCTGTTTGTTTCAAATTCTTTTCCACAGTATTCACATACTTTTTTGTATTTCTTTGTTGGTTTTACTGTTTTACTGTTTTATTTGTAAAATTTATTCCTTCCACTATTTTGTTTATTTCTTTTGTGTATTCCATATTTAATCCTCCTAATTATAAAAATCTGATTTTGTAACTTCGTTAACTGGTAATCCTAACTCTAATTGCTTGTTATGATCTTTTATTAATCCATCTTTTATAAGAAGTAATCTAAAGGTTTCTTTACCTCTAGGAGTTATAAGTGTTTGTGTGTCGCTATGTCCCCAAGCAGTTGTAAATTCTTTTAATTCAAAGTACTTCATCTTATTTGCATAAGGTTTAATTTTTCTTTTTTTATCTCTGTAGCATAAATTCTTTTGAATTAACCACTCTGTAAAAGTTCTTTCTTTTATTCCTAATTCTTTAGCAGTATCTCTTATATTTGTAAGTAAGTTGTTATCTACTAAAGCATCAAAATACTCTGCCTTTGGAGCCATTTCTCCTATAACTTCGGACTGTTTTTCTATGACTTTTGTTTGTTGTTGATTTTCTAATTGCAGTCTTTCATTTTCTTCGACTTGTACTAGTAAATGTTGCAATGCTTCTTTATATGTAGTTGGAACTTTTGGTTGTTGTTCTTTTATGTACTGTTCCATTTTATTGAACTTATTAACATATCTTGCTGTAAATAATATTCCTTTTTCACCAGTAAGTTTATTAGCTAACATTTCGCAACCCATTTTTGTACATTCATAACACTTATTAGATTTACCGTTACTTGCTTTATATTCACTTTCTATAAAATATTCATTCACCACAAAACTGTGGTCTATTAAAACTGGGATTATACCTACAACATCTTTGTTACCTTCAATCATTCTAAGTACTTCCCAATGTTCTTTTTCCATCATCTTAGCTACTTCTCTTGATGATATAGTTTGTACTAAGTTATTCATTTCGTTTATGTAATCCATGTTATTTAATCCCCCTTAATTACAAATTACTGCATACTTTTCTTGATTGAGTATCCTTTATGTGGACTTCATGACTAAAAAAAAGTTCTTCTATGCTGACGTCAAATAAATCAGCCATCGTCTTAGCTTCGGTTAATGTTATTTTTCTTCTTCCTGTTTCTTTATTTGCATAACTTGTTTTAGTTACTCCTAATACTTTTGCTAAATCTTCTTGAGTGTAACCATATACATTTCTGTATATTTTTAAATTCATCAAGTTCATTCTTGCACCTCCTTGATTTAATTTATACTTTTATTATATATACGTTTCGTGTACTTGTCAATAGTTTTTCCGAAAAAGTTTTCTGTTTGTTATACTTTCTTGAAATAACAATTATTTGTTCGATTAAATATGTTATAATCACTTTATAATTTAGAGGGAATAGTATTCAGAAAGTAGAATATTATATATAGAGGGAAATGAGTGAGAAAGAAGGAAAAACATGATGAAAACACAAGGAAATATACTAAGAGAATTGCGACTGGAAAAAGATATTACGCAGGAAGATTTGGGAAAAGTTTTGAACGTAAGTAAACAAACTGTAAACAATTGGGAGAATAATAGAAGAAAATGTGATTCAGATACTTTGTTTAAGTTAGCAAAATTTTTCGGTGTTACAGTTGATTATTTGTTAGGGATTAATGAAAATAAAAAACCTATCGAAGATCTAACAGAAAAGCAAAAGCAAGCACTTCAGCTGGCAGACCAATTATCTGATGAAGAATTCAACAATATAATAAAGCTTGTAATAAGCATGAAAAGAGGGACTTAATTTTAAGCCCCTCTTTTTTACACAGATTTATTTTTTTCTACTTGTTTTTGCATTTTTTTATTATATCTTCTAATATTTCATCGTCTACTAATAATATTTCTTCTTTTCTTTCTAATAATACACTCTTTTCTTCCAAATAGATTCCCCCTTAACTCGTTTTTCATAGAACAAATGTTCTATTTTATTCTTTATATATATTATACACCAAGTCATAAGTTATATATATTATTTTTTAGAAATATTTATAATATTATTATACTACTAAACATTAAGTCAAAAGAGGTATTTTGAGGTATTTCGAAATATTTTATATGTATATAGGGGAAAAATTAATTTTTTATCAAATTATGTTGGAAAGTAATGCTATAAATATAGCTTTCTGCTACAATTTAAGAAAAATAAAAAAGAGGGAGTTTTGCGATAATGAAGAAAATATTAAATATTGTGTTATGTCTTTTGATTTGTTTTATATTCACTGGATGTTCTTCTAATAATAAAGAGGAATCTTCTGTATATTCATCTTCTAATCAAGAAGTTATAGACCGAAGCGAAGAAGTTGAAGAAGAAACAAAACCAACTATAGAAGAAATTGCAGATGAAGAAGCTACATGGTTTAAATCAGCTAAATTTAATTCAGAAACTAATATACTTACTTGCAAACTAGAATTTAGAAGCAATGTAGGTATAGATAACGGTATATTAATGGCTAATACAGATGCTTATAAAATCGCCAAAGGTGTCGAAAAAGTTTATCCAAATAAAGTTTCTGAATATAAATTTAAATATTATCATGATACAGAAGATAAATATGGAAATCTTAAAAATGAATGTGTTTATTCAATAAAATTAGATGGTAGTGAAGTTCAAAAGGTTAATTTTGACAATATAGAGCCTTCTGATTTTGTAAAATTAGGAGAGGTTAATAAAAGTTTATTATTATATAAATAATATAGATAAACATCAGGGCAGTTTTACCAGCTGCTCTTTTTTAAGGAGGAAATAAGATGTATGCAATGTATTTGAGAAAATCAAGGGCTGATGACAAGGATATTCCACTGGAAAAGGTCCTAAAAAATCATTACAATATGCTAACGGAATTAGCTGACAAGTTAAAAATACAGATAGAAGAAGAAAATGTATTTCGAGAAATAGAAACTGGAGATAGTATTTCTATCCGTCCAAAGATGCAAGACCTACTAGAAAAAGTATCAGAAGGATTATATGAAGGTGTTTTTTGTACTGAATTATCAAGGTTATGTAGAGGTAGTAAGATAGACCAGGAAATTGTATCTAGTACCTTTACTGCTGCGGAATGTAAAATAATTACACCAAGTAAGACTTATGACCTTGCAAATAATGAGTTCGATGAAGAAATGGTCGACTTCGGACTGTTCATGTCTAGAAGGGAATATAAAACTATCACGAAACGTATGCAACGAGGTCGTGAGCAATCCGTAAAACAAGGTAAATACATAGGCTCTATTCTTCCTTATGGCTATAATAAAGAGAAAATAGAAGGAGAAAATGGCTTTAGGTTAGTTATAAACGAAGAAGAAGCACATATAGTCAGATTAATATTTAAGTGGTTTTTAGAAGATAGTGCTGGAGCTAGTATAATAGCGAAAAGGCTTAATCAAGGAGGCTATCCTACTAGAAGTGGTCGTGTATGGAGTTACAGCTCAGTAAAAAATATATTAACAAGCAATGTAGTAGCTGGATATCTTAAACATGGAGAAAGAAAATATAAGAAATATATAGATACAAAAGGTAATGTAAAAAAATCTAGACCAGTAAATGCTGCTGTTGAATATTATAAAGGACTGCATGAAGCAATTATACCTTTGCACGAATTTGAAAAGGTACAAGATATATTAAATTCTAGAAAACAGCATAAGTCTAATTTTGATTTACCACTTAGTAATCCACTTGCTGGACTAATAAAATGTAGTGAATGTAATAGAATTATGGTAAAAAGGCCATGCCCACAGGGTAACTTTTTATATTGTCCTACTACTGGATGTAAAAACATGGGTTCTTATCTAGATAGAGTTGAAGAACATATTTTACAGGCATTATCAAATACATTATCTGATTATGAATATTATGTAGATAATTATGAGCAAGAAACAATAAAAGAAAAAAGAAATGTAGACAATGATCTAAAAAGAATTGAAAAAGAAATCGAAAAACTAAATAAGCAATTTGAAAAATGCTGTACATTTTTAGAACAAGATGTATATACTATAGAAGTTTTTAAAGATAGGACCAGTAAAATAAAAGATAAAATCAAAATACTAGAAGAAAATAAAAAAGTATTAGAAAAAGAATTTGGTAGCGATAAAGTTATAAAAATAAAAAAACTAATACCTAAATTAGAAAATGTATTAAAAAATTATAATACTCTTAGTATAGAAGGAAAAAACGAATTGCTAAAAAGCATTATAAAAGAAGTTATCTATTCCAAAAAGAAAAAAAGTAAAAAAGGCAGCAATGAGGATTACTTTGAGTTAGAAATAACACTAAATATATAATTATTATGTATAGCATTGATGTGCATATGAATTAGCTCGTTAATGCTATACATAAAATAAGCTAGAGAATATAATTTCCCTAGCCTTTTTTACGTGTTATTTCCTTACATCATTATTAATATAGCACTTGCTACTCCAATTCCTAGATATGCAATGCGCCCTGTTATTTCCAATGCTATTTTTTTCATGGCCGACACCTCCTTTATTAGAAGTATCGACTGTATTTGAAATATTTATACATTATCGGTCGCTATCGGTCGCTATCGGTCGCTATCGGTCGCGTCCGATAATCCTATTTATAAAACACTTCTACATATTTAGGCGATGCTGTTATATAAACACCTGATTTTAGCTTATACATATCTGTTCCACTACGTTTGATTGTTTCTACTACAGTATAAGCTCCACCAGCGGTAACTTTACCTACCACACTGCTTGAATTAAAATCTGGTTTGCTATGTATGTTTATATCCTTTAAAATTCTAACACATTTAGTTTTAGCGGTAGCAGCAGTAGGCACAACTGTTACTTTTCCTTTCCCATTTGTACAGTTAATTATATCTGATACTTTTATTTTGCCAGCTTTTAAATTATAACAATCTAATCTAAATTGTTCATATTTCTTTGGATTAAGCACCATATATATTGGGCATAATTTATAAGCTCTGCCAACTACATCTGTATGTCTGATTATATCTTTTTTAGGATTTAGTCCCTTTCTATCACATAACCATGCACACAAATGAACCATTGCTTTATATGTAGCATCTGTATAATGGTTATCTTTGCCTGTTGTTGCGACTTCAACACCAATAGCGTAGGCATTGGCACTATTAGTACAATAACAACGTTCATCTATAGGTATTAATTGATATATTGTTCCATCTAGATCAATAACAAAATGTGCTGATGCATAAACATACTTTCCATTAACTATACAACCATTTGCAACAACGTTATTAAAATAATTTACTGTAGCGGAACCTTTAACATCCGCTTCACCTGTATAGTGTATTGCTACTTTTGTATAATCTAATGGAGTTCCAGGTCTACCATATTTATTTTTCTTTTGCCATTTTTCTGTTATTTTTGGTTTACTTATTGTCATATTATCAAATCCTTTCTGAAAATAAAAGATGCTTAAAAAATCGACCTTCTTATCGACCTCCTAAGCACCTTACAGTTACCTTATAAAGTATTTATATCTATTTTTCTATCAAGTTCTTAAAAGCTTGATGTAAGCCTGTAGATGCAAGCCCTGAAAATAATCCACCAAGTATAACTTCTGGACTTACATATCCAGCTATCCATATGTTTAAAGCGCATCCTAAAAGTGCCATGATGCAAGGTATGTATTTATTTTCTATAAAACTAAAACTTGTTTTTATAACATATCCTACACATACACAAATACCTACTACTGCTAAAACTAAGTAGCCACCTAATAAATTTAAATCAAACATAACTACCTCCTATTAATTAAATAAATTATTTTGTATTGCATAAAAGAAAAAACTAACCAATGCTGTTATAATTGCATAAGTTAGTTTGTTTAAGTTGCTTGCTAATTTGTCTATAGTATTGCATAGATTTTCTATTTTTACTGCCATTTCAGACTGTGTATTTTCTAGTTTGTCTATTCTTTCAGAATGTCTTTGAAGCCTTTCATCGTGTCTCTTTAGTGTGTCTTTTAACCATTCATCATTCATGCAAAATTCCTTTCTTATATAAAAAAGGACTGTACCGCTACAGTCCTTTTTAAAATAGATTTAGTTTTTTTAATTATATATAGTTTTTATTCTTGTATTCTCACATTTTACATCTTTTTCACCCCCTTACAGTTATTATACTATAAGATGGTTTAAATACCATTTTTACTTGGTATTTACTTGGTAAATTAGTACACAATATTTTTTAAATTGCGAACGAAATGTATATTAAAAAAGACTAGAAATTAATCTAGTCTGTAATAGCTTGTCTTCTTGATGTAAATTTTGCTACAATATTACTCCACAAATATGCCACTATCATAGCTAATAAATATGCAATAATATTTAATACTATATGGTATTTATCTATAACTATTATTTTTTCTGAAAATGATAAAATCCATAATATTTTTTCATGAAATAAATATATTTCTAAACTATATATTCCTAAAAATGTTAATAGTTTAAATTTACCATTGCTAAATTTATCTAGTATCTTTGTTGCTAATAAGCAGATACTTAAAGATAGTGGAATATAAACATAATATTTTAAAGCAAATGGAATATAAATAACATCTGGATTTACAATTAGTAAACTAACTATCAAACTGATAATAGCAAAAAAATAAATTATCTTACTGTTTAGAGATATTTTTTCTTTATTTACTATAATATTCCCTATATAAAGACCTATTATAAAAATAGGTATTCTACATATAAAAATTAATAAATAGTCTAAAATATTATCTAACATTGTAAATCTTATCAATAATCCTAAAACAATAAAAAATAAACTTGATATAACTGTAACTTTTTTAGGATTTTTATTCATAAAATCTAAATAAAAAGGTGTAATTAGATATAAAACTAATATAGCTGATATAAACCACCATGTTATGTTTCCTTTTATCCAAAATCCTAAAGTTGTTACTCCTAAAAAAATATCTATTATTTTACCTTTAAATACTAACGTAAATGCGCAATACCATACTATTGCAACTGGAATAAATGTAGGTAAAATTCTTAATACTCTTTTCTTATAAAAATATTTTTTATCGTTATTTTTTGAATAGGAGAAATATAGACCTATTCCAGATAATAATAAAAATATATCTACCCCTACATCTCCAATATCTTTTAAACTCCTTATAATATTTATGTTCTTAACATCAATGCCTGTATGGAATATTAATATTAATAACATAGCTAAGCCCATTAATTGTGTTCTATACTTACTTAATAAACTAATTTTATTGTCATCCATATATACACCCCCTTTTATCATTATAATAAAAGCGAGTGTATTTTTCTATATTTATATTTGTGGCGTTGCAATTATCATTTCATATTCATCTTGAGTTATTTGCCCTTTTGAAACTCTTTTTTGTAAATATTCTTCATTTACTTTTTTCATAATCCACATATTTAATAAAAAATTATACATAAAATCACTCCTTATAATAAATTTAAAATAACTTCTTCTATTGCACTAACTCTTTCTTCTATTGTTATTTCTTCTTGGTAATTTTGTTTTTTTTGATTGTCAATTTCTTCTTGTGTCAATTCTGTTTCTATAACCTTTCCATCTACAACTCTTTTAACTAACATTTAGCCCACACCTCCATAATTGAATCTTTTGAAAATAAACCTGTTGTAGACATATCTAACCCAACAGTAATTTTATCTATATAGTCTAAGTTATTTAGCAATGCTCTAAAATTAGAAGTCATATTAGCATTAGATATACTCGAACTATTAAAATTATTATATATAGGTGCCGATACACCAATCCTATTATTTCCTAGATATTGAGTAAAAACAAAATTATTAATCACTTTAAAATAAAATCCAACTCTATAAAATTCATAATTCTTGTACAGACTAAGACTATAAATGGTTGCTTTTCCATTAAAACTAGATTCCCAATCTTTAAACCCAATTCCGAAACTTAAATTGGATGATGTATCTTTAGGTTGACTAGCTGTTATAAAAATAAAACCTTCTTTTATCTGCAAACCATTGTCATCTTTATCCTTTGTTACAGTAAAGGCATAACAGTCTTCTCCAAAAGTTGTTTCAATAACCTTTTTCCATATTTCACTACTTCCACCAGTACCCGTACCACTTTCTCCATCAGCGCCCTTTGGAATACCTAAATTAAGCAATGGATTTTCAACTGTTCCTGTAATACTTGCAGTTGCATTACTTCCACTATCTAGTGTTTCTACTGTACCAATTTGTAAGTTTGGAGTTGTTCCAGTATCTCCCTTGTCACCTTTATCTCCTTTTGCTCCATCAGAACCTTTCAAGTCTGTCAATGCTACTAAATTGTTCCAATCTGTATCTCCTACATATCTCCATTGTATATGTGTTGTACTTTTTTGGAGTTCTATTTCTTTTCCGTTTGTACCACCTCCAGTCGTAGATGTTGGCAAAGTAATAGTTTTTATAGTTTTACTATTAGCAAAAAATGTTAATACATTGTTAGAAAGTGTAACATTATCAATTTTTTCGTTCGCAATATCTTTAAATTGCGAACTAAGTTCGTTGATAGCTCCTACTACTTCCTTGCTAGTTGTTTCTAATGTTTCATCTTCTTTCTTTTGATAACCCGTTAAATCTCCACCTTGCAGAGATTTTACCTGTTCTATTAATTGCTTAAGTATAGGTAAATCTGGACTTGATGATGTTTCCTCATTTAAGTTAGTTAATATACTTCCATTTACTTTATAGATACCATTTGATGTAGTTATACTTTCGTCATTACTATCTACCTTACTAGATACTTCAAATTCAAAACTATAATCTCCGACTTGATCAGTAAATTCATCTGGTAAATCTATTTCAAATAAAGCTTTTTCCTCATTTAATAGAGTGGCTTCAATTGTTTTGTATTGTTTTGTTTTAGGTTTTATTACATTTAATGTAATTTTATAATCAGTTGCATTTTGAACAGTTACATATTGACTTATTAACTCGTTTGTACTCATATTTATAACAAGTTGTACAAACATATTTGAAGTCTTTTTATCTGTATTCCAGAATGTCATCTTTGGTACATCTATCGTTGCTTCTTTTACATTTATTTTGATTAAGTAATCTCTATTTAAATTAGTTATATTACTCAAATCGTCACTTCCTCTCTAGTCTTGATAAGTTATTGTTGCTTTTATAACTCCTGTACATTTCATATAATGGTCTTTGTCAAAAGTATGTTTAAGTCCAAATCCTTTCATTGTTCCGTTTTTTATTGCATTTAACACCGCATTATCTGTTATTGTAACTGTTGTTGTTGCATTCATTGTAAGATTAGCAGTTTTGGACCATGACAAATAAGTAGGCTCTCCACTTGGTCTACTTGAATGATTATGCATAACTATTTTAGCTTCATTGTTACTTGAACTACCTCCACTTGTACGTTCTATTTTTAGAACGACCTTTGTTATAGTTTTGCCTTGTAATTTACTAAAATCACTACCAAAGAACCAACAGCCAACACTATTAGAGGTCCATTTACCTTGGATAACTAAGTTATCTTGCGCCCAGTCACTCCATGTATAACGATATGTATCTCCATAGTCAGAAGTGAATGTAACTGATTTGCTTGTTGTAGTTCCTGTATTAGTATTAGTTCCAGTTTCAGTCGTAGTGCTATCTGCGGTAACTTTGTTACTATCTTGTATTATTTGTGATGAATTATCGTGAACTAGTTGCCCGCTAGGAATAGAACCATCTTGAATACATACCACAGCCCCATAGATTGCTCTAACGGCATTGTTGTTAACTTTCCCATAATTTTTATACATGATAATTTTACTACCTCTAGCTTGTACACCATTCTGACTGCCTATTACTTTGCAGTTTTGCATTAACAATGTTGTTCCATGTTCTGCTCCTATCGCATAATAACTATTTGACGTTGTTTGACCATATACATTAATACTTCTAAGTGTAACGAAATTACAGTTTGAAAAATACATTCCGTAATAATATGTGTTACTCCCTACCATAGTAGACGGCATTACAGCAGGTCTTTCGCTATCTACTCCATCAACAATACCCGTAACTGTAGTAGCTCCATATATGAATAATTTAGCAGTGCAATTATATCCAGCTATATGACCATTGTAATTTTTCATGTTCATGTATAGATATATATCACCATTAGAAAATCCCTTCAAATTCAAGTTTTCATTACATTCCTTATCAAGAGTTATATATATGCTATTTCCATTTAAATTTCGTGGCAAGGCATCTAAAAAGCCTTGCGCAGTATAGAATTTCGTACTACTAATAACAGCAGATGCATCATCTCCATCTGTTGCTATAGTTACAGATATATCACTTGTAAGCGAATTAATGATATCTTTACTTACAATTTTTCTAACAATAAGAGTATCGGCGGTCATATTACCTTGTGCATTAACTGCTCCATTGAAATCACCGTTGTTAGCAGTCATATTTCCACTTTCATCTATAGAAAATCCACCATTTATAGTGGTATAGCCTTCTAATAATATATTTTTAGCTTTCAACAGAATATCTGAAGTTGAAAGAAGTTGTATAAACTCAGGTGCTATAGTGATGCTACTTTCTTCATCATCAGAATCAAGTCCTTTTGCTATTAAGCTAAGTTTCTGAACTAATAAGGTTAACATCGGTATGCTTTGCATATCAATTAATATTCTTCCATCTTCGCCTAAATAAAAAGTATTTTTTTCACCATTATTAGTGAGTATATTCATAACACTATTTAAATCAGCATCTAATTTTTTATATCCCACCTCTTCTAGTTGATCATTTAAATTACTTTCCTTTTCATTTTCTAGTATTCTTTTAACATCATTGTAATTTTCCGCATATGTAGCATGTGCTTTCTCTAAGTCATACTTATCATCTTGTGTTATTTCCTTATTCTCTATTACTTTTTCAAGTAAATTTACAAGTTCACTATAACTAGAAGAGAAATTATCATGTTCTCTAGTTATAGTTTCTATATTGCTATTGCTCATAATAATCCCTCCTTCTATAATTTCTTAGGTCTAGCACAGAATAATATTTTATCAGTTGTGTTGTTTGTAATTCCTATTATTCTAACTCCATTTGTAACTGTAGTGGATTCTATTATGTTAACTGAACCACCATCTTCAGTTGGTCCAACTACAATTGCAACATGAGAACAGTTCATATAACGACCATTTTCTCCGTTATCTCTATCGAAAAAAAAACGAGGTCTCCAGCTTCCAAGTTTGAATAATTGATTATATCTATATCATGAAGTACCCAACCTTTTTTCACACAGTATTCAGCTTGCATAGCAGCATTACGAGGCAACATAAATGCCCAACTAGTTTTTGAATTTTTAACTAATTTCTTTAATTTGTGATTAGCATAAGGACTTTTATCATAGCTTATATCCGCATAAACAAATATAGCCAAAGAACTACAGTCTATATTTGCTTTTTTAGCAGTAGCATCATACCATTTATTTAAGTTTCCGGCCATATCATTAGGGAAACTGGTAGGCTCAGATTTAACAGCAAATGAATTATCTCCATATCGCAACCCAGTTCGATTTAGGTATGTTTTTGCAGTTTTTACAGCTTTTTCGCCACCAACAAATTTATAAGTTTTTGCATATCCTTCACCTTTATCTACGGAAACTGAGCCATAGTATTTATAGTCAATACTTGTATTTACATTAGCCATGATTATAATTTTATAACCTGTATTCGGCTTTGGTACTAGTTGCCCAGCTACACAATCAACACCTTCAAGATAACAAATTTTACTTTGCGTATAACTAATTTCATCTGCTGTAGTAAACACCATTCTAGCATAAAAGCTTTTATCAACTTTGTTTTTCAACCTAAAAGTTAAAGATTTAATTGTTTTTTTTAGGCCAAGTATAAGTTTTTGTACTTTCTAATAATATATTTACTGTTTCACCTTCTCTTTTAGATGCATTACCATCATCCCCAGTGTCACCACCAGTATCTCCTCCACCAGTGTTACTGCTATCATCCTTTTTCTTATAACCTATTGGAGTTGATAGTAATTTTTCTTTTATTGCATTATAAAAAACACCAATACTGGAATCATCCTTGAAGGTATAACCATCATTAGTGTAATTAGAGTTCAATACTTTTATATAAGTTTCTAATTTATCAGAAACATCTAATAAAAATACATTTTCTTCATTATCACAAAACTCTTTTATTTGAGTGTTATAAGTATCTATAGAAGTATTTACAGTAGCATAATTTTCGTATGCTATACCAGTATGTAATTCTTTTAGTATGAAAATCGGTGTATTTCTATATTTATTTTTTAATATATTAACTAATATTTTTACTCCGTTTATACCTTTTTCTGTTAGATCATTTAATCCAAAATGTACAAGTGCATAAGGAGTTGAACTTGGATAAACTTTTTCATCATCTTCATATAATCCTTCTACTGTAGTTAACAAGTTATTATTATCATCATAAAAATCATATGCATTCGCTTTTCTAATTGCTTTTATGTAGACTTCATTCATATCTGTTTCGTCTACAATAGGACTTTCCTCTACATTATTGTTATCAGCTTCAACTAAATCGTAAGGTCTTAAACAAAATCCGTATTTATAGATATCATTGTATACTGGCATATACCTTATAGCCTTTGGCCAATAATCCCACTTTCTAGCATGAGCTACCATATGTGTTCCGTTTTCTTTACCGCAGTAAATTAACGTATGATGAGTAAAGTTCTTTGCCATAGCTTTCGCTCTAGTTAATGTTGTAGGGCACTCTTTATTACACATCATTATAATATCTCCAGCTTTCATATTTTCTATAGATGTTTTAGTGATTTTAAACATTTTATACCCATCTTTAGCCGTTGCATATTTAACCAATGTACCATATGCACAATATGAATCACTATGAAATATACTTTTTAGTCCAGCTTCACCATAGCAACAAGTAACCGCAGAACTGCAATCATAACATATTGGATTTTCTATTCCGTAAAATTTACCTTTTCTCTTGTTAGGTTTTTTAAAATTCCATGTTCTATATTCCTGGTCATAAGTAGCTAATTTATCTGTATGTTGTTGTACTATAGCTTTTGCCGTATCAACTATTATTTGTCTTATATCAGATGCACTTGTTTGACCTTTTGCTTTTGGAGTAGATACACCAACTCCATAGCCTAATTTATTACCCTGTGCATCCATATAATAAGGTAATTGGCCATTTACTACTTTATACCAACATAGATATAATTCTACGTTATTTGGTGTTCCTAATCCTTTTTGGTCTTTTAATTTTTGTCTATAAGCTGCAAAGTCAAATTTTAAGCTATCTAATTCCTCGTAAACTTTTAATTTTGTCTGATTGGATTGAGAACTCAAATAATAAGAATCAACGAATGTATATCCATATTTATCGCACACATACTTACTCACTATCCAGTTAAGTGAGCCTTGACCCATATTATTAGCAACTAATCCACCAAATATATTTCCGTGTGCATAATCAATAGCTTGACGTAGTTCCCAGCAACCAAATCTTATTTGATTTAGAATGTTTCTATCTACTGTTATTCCATTGACTGTTGTGTTTCCAGCTTTGTAAGGTGTCATTGTTGCATAAGAAGGAAGAAATTTATAAGTGCTGCCGTCTAAATATTTTATAGTTTGTGCCTTATTTCCCCACTCTTTGAAGTATGTACTTCTTTCACATTGCATTAATCCATATCCACCTGTCGAACCAGTAACACTATAAGGGTCACCTCTAGATTCTCCCATTATGACTGCATACACTAGATTTGTATCTAAGCCAAATTTTCTAGCATAATGTTCAACTATAAGATATAGTTTATATTTATTTCCTGTAGATGATAAATCGTTAAGATTAGCCTTGTTTTGATATTTACCTATGTCATATTTCTCATATAACGCTAATGCTTCTGCATATTTGTCATTAGTTTTATCAGTAGTAGATACTGTCTTAGATGTTTTAACTTGATAAAATCTATCATCTCCAAGCCATACTCCATTTTTATAAGTATCAATATAAATAGGGGCGCCATCACCTTCATCGGGAGGGTCTGGTTTTGGATGTATAATATCTTGAATTTCATCAAATATTTTGTCTATCTCCTCTTTTTCTACTCCCATTTTTTCTAAGTATTCTCGTATTTTAGCAATATCCTCGTCAGTCAAATCACCTATTCCAATGCCACCAAGAAATTCAATTATTTCTTTTAATAAATCGTCTTTATTAGATAAATTTTTTATCTTACTTATAACTTCTTTAAAATTACTAAATTCTGCTGTACATTTTGTTTCATCAGAAAAAGATAATTTTAATTTATTTACTCTAGCTTCTAAAAGTAATGGCTTTACTCCAAAGCTAAAATCCCTTATTGATACAGTATCGCCTATATCAAGTTCATCATCATAAGAAACACCCATTTCATAAGTAGCTTGAGGTTTAGAACGTTTTTGTAATTCCTCATATGCTTCTTTTAACAAGTCAGATGCATTATTGGCATCACTCTCAAAGTAGCCAAATATATGTCTACCATCATTGTTATAAAGTTTAAAAGCTTCTTCATCAGCTATAAAGTCCTGATTGAGTGGTTTGTCGACTGGATCTCCTTTTTCTTTTATCCATTCTACTGAATGTATAGTTATATCATCTTTTCCATAAGGGATTAATGCTGTACAGAAATCGGACCATTTTTTGGTTTGACCTATTTTATTTGCATTATCACCATATGTAAAAATCTTATTTGTTACTTTCCCCTTTTTCTTATATACATTTATAATCTGTTTTAACTTACTTCCTTGCCTTTTAACTGTAAATTCAAGTTCAGCACCGAAACTAGCTATATTATCTTGAATAGCTTTTAATACGTTTGTTTTAGATTCTATTTCAATAGTAAGCACTGTATTAAGTAGCTCGCTGTCAACGTATCCCACTGCAAACTCAGTGTTTATAAGAACTGATTCCAAAAACTGTTTCACATTCCCTACAATTACTTGAGGTTGTGTCGGCTCATTTATAAGTGTTATCCCTGTATTTTCACAGTAAATGTCAGTTATAACATTCTTTTTCTCGTGAGTTGTTCCAGATTCGAATATTTGAAATAATCTATCTTTGCCTTTAAATCTAAAATTATATAGTTAAGTCCGATTAACTTATCAGAATACCTTTTCGCATCTTTTACAGATAATGTATAAGTATCTATAAAGTTTCTAGGTCCAACTCATATTCATCATTAAAAAAATCAACTGTCTCCCTGTGAAGGTATAACATCTATTATTTCTTTTTGTCGATTTAAAACAAAAATTGTGTTTACTCTATACATTATCTATTAAACCTTTCATTAAATATTACACTACTAGAAGATATTGGGCTATCTGAATTTATTGTTATTGCATTTTCACCTTGCTCCAAATTAAAGAAATAACTTCCATAATCTATATAATCCATAAAAGCTCGCCATTTTTATAAACCTTTTGATTTAAAGTATCTATACTTATTTCATCTCCAGCTTTAAAAATGTATAAGTTTGTATCTTCTTGAGTTGTATCATTTAGTTTATTTACAATAATTCTATTAAGTGTCATTGTATCAACTGCTTTTTCTTCTCCATATTGGCCAAAGAAAACATCTATATGATTTAGGTTTCCTGTTGGAAAATCGCTATCTCTTATATCTTCTGGCTTAATTGTTTTAACTATTTCACCAGAGGAATTATATTTAACAACTTCAACACTCCATTTTGTACCTTCCCTTTTTATAGTAAAATGGCCTTTAAATTCGTTCCAATCTCCATATTGTCCCATATTAAGGTAATGTTTCTTTATAGTAAGCTTATCTCCACTACCTTCTGTAGTTGTTGTGAATTTTACTTCTGGCAATTTAAAATCTTTATCTTCTAATACAGTTTTATTTCCTATTTGTACAACTGGATAGTTTGATTCAAAATACTTTTGGTCATCACATAACATAAACTTGAATAATTTTACACCATTTACATCGCATCCATACATTTCTAACAAGCCTAATTGATTTTCAGCCACAACTATATCTTCATCTGTTTCTATCGTTGTATCCGAGCCTTTTGTAAGATATTCACTCCAAACGTAGCCTGTTTTTCCGTTATAGGTTACTTTACTCCATTTCCCACTTGTGCTATTTAAATAATTAACTGCTGTACCATTCGGTATTGTAGCTAATAACTTTGTTTTCTTGCTTGCTCCACTTCTTAATGATGCTGTATGATTTGTGTAATAATTACTTGTTTTTGTAGTGATCTTCTTTAAGCCTTTAGATATTTTAGCCCAGCCTGTTTTACTATCATACGTAGTTTTTATCCAGCCGTTAGTTGCTTCTTTTCCATCTACTTTTACAGGTGTTAAATAAACACCTTTCTTTATAGTTTTTATTGTCTTGCTACTAGAAAGTCTTTTCTCTTTTAAAGCTATTGATGTAGCTGTTACTTTATATTTAGTAGTAGTTGTTGTATTTGTGCTTGCATTTTCGTTATATTTCAATTTTCCTGTAGAATCAAAATAAAAGTAGCCTTGCACTTCAAAGTCAACTATATCAGGAATAAGATTTCTTCTTATAGAAGGTCCATGCCATTTATCTCCTGAGCCGTAATCATTTGCTACTATTGCCCATCCGCCTTCATTTACAGCACATACATCTACTCCACCAGTAACAACTCTATTTGCATCTACAAAAGACCCATTTGAGAAATTAGTCTTTGTTTCACATACTTCATCTATTTGATTTTCTTTTTCGTTAACTGATTTATTTACAAGGCTTGGATAAGTTCCAAGAAGAATAGCATTACCATTACTATCACTTACTTGTAAATAACAAGCATCTTGTTCCAAATTCACATTAATTATACAAGGGCATGGCTTTTTGCCCTCATTTGTATAAGTGATTTTTTTATCACCTTCAAATATTTTAGCTTCTTCTATATAAAAATAAGGGTCGTATGCCACTAAGGACACACTTCCCTCACCATAACATTTATTATCACGAATTACCACATCTCCAAACTCCACTTCATCCTCTGGAATGCAGTAAATAAATTTTTCTTCATCTTCTATGTAAAAAGCTTGTGGAGTATCTACATCAAAAGCATCTGCTATAGCATCTACTGTAGTATCATAAGTATCCTTATCATCACATTCAACACAGAATTTAATATCTATTGTTCTCTTCTTCTTTCTACTTCCACTAAATATATCTCCATTATCGCTCCATGTTTCAATAGAATCAGATTCAGAAGGAGGTAGCATAGGCATATCTATTTCTTTTATTCCAAAGCCTTCTAAATCGTCTAATACTATGTCACCGAATTTATACATTTATCTACCTCTCTTCCTGTTTTCTCTTCTTGCTTTTACTTTTATTTTATCATCTACTATATCTGCAGTAGATTCACCTATGACCTTGCTATCAAGATATACTGGCATTACTATCCTCATATCTCTTGTAGTAGCTTTTGCTGTGCTATTAGAAGAACTAGATACACCACTTGAACTAGAAAAGCTTGAAGTTGATGTACTAGCTAAACTAGCAGTAGCAGCATTATTTGTAGCTCTTATAGCACTATATGCTAAGTTTGAATATGCCATTGTGTTTACAGCTTTTAAATTAGCTGTTCTAGCACTCTGATTTACAGTATTAACAGTTCTAGTAACATTAACTTTAGTGTTAAGTGTTCTATTTGTAGCAGATGCTATTTTAGACATATAACTATTTACAGAACTATAAGCTTGTGACATTTGAGTTTGTATAACCTTGCGCAAAGATATAAAGCTTCTTGTAGCATTGCTACGTGCATTTTGTGACTGTGTTCTTACAACATTAGCAATAGATATCATCTTACTTGTTACAGCAGTTCTAGCTTGTGTTATTTGTGTATTTATAACTTTTCTAAGTGATATAAAGCTCTTTGTTGCGCTATTTCTAGCATTTTGAGATTGATTTTTTATAATATTAGCTAGGTTGACAAATTGATTTCTACCTATGTTAACACTACCCACTAAATTTTCCCTAACTGTATTTCTAATTTTTCCAAAGCTTGAACCTATACCATTAGCTACATTTTGAGTTGTTGTTTGTAAGGATTTTAATTCTTTTTCTAACTCTTTTAGTTGACTAGTATTCATAGTTTCTAGCTTGGCCATTATTCCCTTGGAGATGCCATCGCCCATTTCTGTTGCAACTTTAGATGTTGATGTTTTACTTTTTTCAAGGCCTGAGTTTACTCCATTAGTATAATCTTCTCCATTAGAAATACCCCATTGTTGATAAGCATCTTGTCCGTCACTGTTGAATAAACCTTCAAAGAATCCCTTAATTCCAGCGAATTTATCCATTGTAAAGCCTTTTAAGAATCCAATAATAAATTTATCTGCTACTGTTCCGCCAAGTGTACCTACGTTTTCGGCATTTATTTCTGCCCAATCATTAATAGCATCATAGATAACACCACAGGCTGTATTAATTTGTTCCCTGTTGTTTCTTATTCCGTCTCCTATGGCTGTAAGAATTACTTTTCCAGCTTCGTTTATAGTAGCTCCGTTTGTTTCTATCCAACCGCAGAATTTGCTAATTAAGTCTGATATAGCTGTTGTTATGCCTTCCCTGTTGTTTCTTATACCATTACATATATTTTGTACTATGCTACTACCCATACTTAATAAACTATCTAAAGAGCCACCACTTATAAATCTATTAGCACCACTTATTGCATTTGATATTAAATTAGGTATATTTTTAGCTGCATTAGATACTTTTGTTTCTAAGTCAGCTAATCCCTTTTCAAATCCATCAAAAGTATAAGTGTTTTTATCCCCGTTTCTCCAAGTTGAGAAAAAGTCTGTAAGTGCTTGAGAGCCGTTTATAAGCGCTGGTTTCATTTTTTCAAATGCACCTATTAAACTATCTTCTATCGCACTTGATAATGCTAAGAATGTTGATTTCGTTGTTTCATCAATGCTGTCAGCTAATCTAGTTGATAATCCTTCAATTTCTTTAAGATTCTTCTTGTAAGTTGCATATTTTTCATCTGACATATCAACTATTTCGTTAACTTCATCAAAGCTATCTCCAAGTCCTATAGTTTGCAATTTAGCTTTTATTTGTTCGTCTGACATACCTTTAAAGGCTTGTCTTAGGTAATCTGTCTTTTGAGACATTGACAATGTAGATAATGATATTTTTTCAGCTTCTATTCCATATTTAGAAAGCTTACTGTTAGCATCGTCTATTGTCATTCCTTCTTTTACAAGTGATTTAACATATTCTTTTGTGTTTTTATAGTTTTCATTATGAGCTTTAGCATATTCTACTGTATGATCACTAAGTCCAACTATAGAATTATCTACAGCACTTAAAGTTCCGTTATAATCTATAAGTTGATTTATTGCTTTTCCGTCTATTTCTATGTTTTTAGCATTTCCTACACTTCTCCAGAATTTATCAACTTTACCACTAGCATTATCCATAGATTCTACTACATCGAGTAAATCTTCTACAGATTGAGAACTAACTTTACAATCATCACCAAGTAAAGATATTGCATATCCTAAGTCTTTACTAGACAATCCTAATGCTGTTGCTGATGTTTCAGTATTAGAAAATACATCTTTCATTACTTCTATTCTCTTTGTAGCATCTTCGCCTTTTAAACCTAAGATGTTCATATTTTCATTAAACATTGATACTGTAGAAGTTGAATTGTCTATCGCTTCTGATAGCTTGTTGTATTCTTCTGCTGATGCATTAACAAGTGACATAACTCCTGGTAAAGCATTTTTACCAGCAACAGTAGCTATCAAAGCTGCTTTTTGACTTCTTGTCATATTTTCTGTGCCTTCTCTTAATGCTTTTACTGTAGCTTCTAAATCTGTACATCCGTCAGCTGTTGTTTTTAGATAACTTCCTGTTTTGTCAGCTGTTAATCCTAATTCTTTTAAAGCTGCAGTTTGCTGATCTGTCGGGTGTGACATATTCGACAATAAATTTTTAAGTGCCATACCCATTTTACTTCCTTTTATACCGGCATTAGCTCCAAGTCCAATAGCAGTTGATAAATCTGTCATAGATGCACCTAATGCTCCAGCGATAGCACCTGTTTGTTTCATGGATTCACCGAATAAAACAACATCAGTATTACTTCTAGTAATAGTTGCAGCTAATTTATCTGCAAAGTCGCCAGCTTGATTTGCTTGCATGCCAAGTGCAGTTAAATCATCCATTATCTTATATCTAGGCTCTTTATCCTAGAACTCTTACTTTCATAAGAGGATGGGACTATATCATCACCTTTAACTTAATAGTAAGGTGTTCGGCGCTCGTGGGAGAAATTATTATTTGCCTATTCATTCTCCTAGTCTCTGAACCTTCCATGTACTTTTACGGCTTTCCATGGCTTGGTTGCTGATTAGCATATTAATACCATAAATTACAAATATTAACTTAGCCTTCCAGCAATTCACCGAATATTTTTTGAATAGTATTTCTACTAAACCGACCAATATTTTAGTCAAAATGTCACTTGCTGTTCCTAAATCTGTAGCCCCTATTTTTGCTAAATTTAATGTTGATTGTACTCCGTCAAGCATTTCTTGAGTTGACCAACCAGCCATCTAAACTTCATTGTCTAGGCTCTTTATCCTAGAACTTAGGTTTCCCTAAGAGTTGGACTATTTCTTTACCTTCAACTTCACTTGTTAAGGTAGTGGATTTCGTGGATATTTCAACTGTTCTAGTTTACTTTATCTAGTCTCTAAACCTTCTATATATCCCTATATAGATTGGTAATTGATTAGCATATCTTTTGACTTAGCTTTCCAATTTTAACCCCACTATTTTTTTACTATAAATTTCTTTATAGCCGACCATGTATGTTTAGCCATATATTGCATTGCTTGGCCCACTTGACTAGCGCTAAATGTAGTAACAGCTCCTAATTCTCTAGCTTTTGCAACTAGCTGGTCAAATTCAGTTCCTACACTTCCAGCTATTGTAGCAACTGTTTTCATTTGTGATTCAAAGTTTGCTCCGGTTGTTATAAGACTTGAAAGATTAAAATCAAATCCTGTTAACTCACTAAAAGCATCTTTGACTGCATTTATCGAGGTGAGCATACCTTGAAACACAGGGGAGACTGTATCTTTTATGTTGTTAAGCCCTTCAAAAAACCTCTGTTTTCCAGCATCATATAACTTTTTAGTAGCAACAGTTAAAGCAGCCACAACTACAAGGGCTTTTGCTGGTCCAGGTAATGCTTTAAATACTTGTCCTAAATTAGATGCTTTAGTTTTAACTTCTTCTAGCTTTTTGCCAAAGTCAGAAGCTCCTAATGCATCACTTAATTTACTATTGCCAGTCGCCTTTTTAATGCTTTCTGACATATCCTGGATTGATTTTCTAGCATCTTGCATTTTTGTTTTGAAGGAAGCTATATCAGCATTAATCTTTACATTTAAAACTTTAGTTGCTATTTTCACCACCTCCAAATTTTTCAAATAAATTATTTATATATGCTAAGTTTTCTTCTCTTTGTTTCTTGCTTACTTTATGAGCTTCTTTTTTACTCTTAGCACTCTCAAAAGGATTGATAGGCTTGAATTTATCCCCTCCAAATGCCATTCCTAAAGCATTTTGTAAGCAACATAGACTTAAGTTATATTGCTCTTGTTGTTCTTTTTTATAGCCTTCTAGTGCTAAATTAGCTTCATATATAGTTAGATGCCAAAAAGAAGAAGGTGGCATTTTCATACCACCTACTAACTTTTTATATAGATTCTCAATTAGCTCTTTGAGTTCTACTTTCCCTCTTCACTTTCTTCTGTATTATTTTCAGTTTCAGCATTTGTGTCTATTCCCAGTGACTCAAATATAGCGTCTTGTATTATATTCATTACATCTGATATTGCATTTCCTTCTGCTATATAAGCATCCATTAATTTACCAGCTGTTACCTCTGTTATTTTGCTATTTTCTTCTACTAATCCATAGTAAAATGCTTTTCTTGTATTAGCTATAGTTCCTGTAACATTCTCAGCATTTCTTATTGGATCTAAACCATTAGCAGACATTTTACTAAGTATATTTATTGTATATTTTAATTCATAATCTTTATCGTTTATATTTAGTACCATGTATTCCTCCTAAACAGCACTAGCTTTTTCTAATTTGCCGTTTCCATCGAAACTTAAATCATATGTAAGGGCATCATCATAAGGTGCATCTAAATCCAAGCCTACTATATAAGCTTTACCCTTAAATCCTACTGTATTTGTTTTATTAGCTAGCACTACATCAACTGCAGTAGAACTTAATACCGCATCAACTGCAGCATCGTAGCCTTCATCTCCAGTATAATAAAATCCATCGCAAGTAGCTGACCATTCTTTAGCTCCAGATATTTTTCTTTTCCAATCTCCTGATGTTTTTGTAGATGTATCTATGGAATCAGCTTTGATAGATACTTTGCAGTTCTTTTGTCCGCCTATAGCCTTGCCACCAGCAGATACAATTATATCTAAACCTCTTATAACTTCTCCAGTATCGCCTTCACCAGCTAATAATTGTAAGTTGTCTAGTTTCATACTATCACTCCTTTCATTTGAGTTTCTATTCTATAAATCAAAATGCCGTGGTAATATTTACCCTCGGCATCTTTTTGCTCTAATATTTCACTTGAATTTAAATACAAGAAAGCTTGCATATTTTCAAGTGTAATTGTTTTGTTTTGAAGCAAGTCATTAACTTGTTTCATAATTTGCATTACTTCTTTTTTGCCTCTGTATTCTGAAAAAACATCTATGTATTGATAATCCTTGTAAGCTAGATTAGTCTTGTTAGAATTATCATTACCTCTATTTGTACCAAGCTTAATATAAGGGCATTTAGCATTCTTAGGTACATCATCGTACACAGGATAAGACAATGTACTTAATAATGCATATAACTTTTCTTGTAATTCTATAGAAATCATTATTCTAATAACCTTTCTATAATTTCATCAAGTGCATCATCGAATTTTTCCTCATTCTTTTCAACTGCTGAATCAAAATAAGGCTGTGCTTCTTGATATCTAGTTCCGCTGTTTACATAATCAGCATATTCAACGTTAGTTCCTACTTCACCACTATAAGTAGAAATTATATTAGTAGTTATAGATCCACGTAATCGCCCTGTATCTACAGGGCAGTCTCATTTTTGCATCCTTTTCGATATTATACAAGGTATCTTTTACTAATTTACTTACATCTTTTTCAACTGTATCAGTGTTATTGAATTTTCTTAGTAACTTTTTCAGCATCTGAGGTTAATTTTAATTTCCAATTTCATCACGCTCCATAACAATCATGTAGCATTTATTATAGTCAGCAACTGATTCCTTTTTTATAATGATTTATTTCCATATAAAATATAAAAATCTTCATCAAGATCCAGTAATTTATCCAGCTTTTCTTGTGTAAACAATTTATTTTTAGAATAAGTCGCTAACCTTCCAGCCGAATCAATTTCACTAATAGTAAAAGGTGCTACCTTGCATTTAATAGATTTAATTCCTACATCTTTTGTAGTATAGCCACCTAAACCATCTTCAATTAATTCTTTTTTATATATAACTTGCAATGCTTCTATTGAAGCAGTTGAAAAAGCCTTCCAAAATGCCGTTAAAAAGGCAGTTGATGATAGATTAAGAAGTAAACCACCAGTAAAACCAGCTGAACAAAATAATGGAGATGTATTTGGGTTTAACTTCACAGGTGTAAGACCTAGAAAATAATAGAAAGGATGATGTAAATGACAGTAAATTATGCAGAAGCTTATAGCAGAGAGCTTGCAAATGCTTATCCATATGTCTTATACTCAGGAGCATTATGGAGCAACGAAAATACAAGAAAATACAAAATAGTAGATGCAAAGACTATAAAAATACCACTTTTATCTACTGGAGGTAGAGTTGACGGAGATAGAACTAAAATAGGTGATTTCTCTCAAAACTTCTCAAATGACTGGGAGACTAAAACACTTAATAATCATAGAATTTGGCAAACACTAGTGCATCCACAAGATGTAAATCAAACTAATATGGTAGCATCTATAAGTAACATTACAAAAGTAATGAATGAAACTAAAAAGTTTCCTGAGCTAGATGCAATGATGTTCTCTACTATATATAGTTTAAGAAATGCACAAAAAGCAATAACTGCTGAAACTGCTGATTTAACAGCAAATACAGTATTGACTAAATTTGATGCTATGATGGATGCTATGGATGAAGCATTAGTGCCAGTAAGTGGAAGGGTTTTATATTGCGATACATATACAAAAACTTTAATTGACAATGCTATAGCTATAGTTAGAAACAACGGAGATAAAAAAACTAGCTAGAAATGTATCAAGAATAGAAGAAGTTGATATAGTTTCTGTACCAACAGCTCTTTTTAAAACAGAATATACATTTAATGATGGTAAAACATCTGGACAAACTGATGGAGGATTTGTAGCTAAATCAACTGCTAAAGATATAGCAATGATATTATTGCATCCAAGTGCTATATTACCTATAGTTTCTTATTCATTCGCACAACTTCAACCACCAAGTGCATTATCACAAGGTAAATATGTATACTTTGAAGAATCATTCGAAGATGTATTTATCTTAAATAAAAGAGTTGATGCGATACAAATATGTGTTAAAAAAATCAGCTGCTTAAATAGGTAAATTTAAAATGGATATTTCTAAGATAAAAAATAAAAATTAGGTTTGCAAGCTGATGATTCACAAGATGAATTGTTGGCTATTTTTATTGTCAGATGCTATAAATTACATGAGTGTGTATATAGAAAGTCCTACAATACCCACTGAGCTTGAATTTATAGCTGAGGAAGTAGCCATAAAAAGATACAGAAGATTAGGAAGTGAAGGGATATCTACGGAAAAAATAGATGTCCTTTCGACTTCTTACAAGTCTGATGATTTTATGAGTATAAAACCACTGCTAAAAACAAATATAAGGTCAAAACAAATACAAAGAAATAAAGAAAGCTAAGGATGTTATAAATGATTATAGAGATAGTGCA